GATACCTCGCGAGTGATTCTAATAAAATATCTATAACCGCATGAAATCATTGGCTAAATAATTGGTATCAATAATGTCATTATATTGGAATGGCGAAAAAACGCAATAATTCCGCCTATTTATCTTTAAAAGCCAATCCTGTACTCCTCGCTTATTTTGCGAAAACATGGAAGTCAGTAGTGAGTCTATCCATATATTCGCACCATTATTCCATAAGTCGTAATCAATTCATTTAATGAATCATTATTACTCATATAATTAACCGTAAATCCACCACCTTACGCTTTATTACACACTAACGTCATAAGAAAATCTTATACCATAGTCTCGTGAATCATTGTTGACTCTATATACCCATTTGTCTACACGTATGAACATATGTCCACACCTGTGGTATTGTACGTGTATGTGTGCACTTTTAGTGAATTTTTATAAAAAAGCCCTTTTTCGCCAAAAATGATAATTTGTGCCAATTTTTCATGAATTTAAAAAAATCTGTCATTCTTTAAAAAAATAAATTATTCTTGAGTGAATAAAAAATAATCAAAGAAAAAGCTTGACTTCCATATCCATATCCTATATGATGCAATCAAGCCTTTGGGGAGCGAATCCAATCGGCAAAAAAGCCACTCTATATAAGGAGCCACACCATGAAAACAGAATCCATTGCCATCTCATACAAGACCCTCGCTGGGAACAAAAAAACCTTTTCTTTGGATTATGAATTTCCTGAAACCTTAGAGGAAGCAGTCACCTTAGAAGAAGCAGAAGTTCTGAAAAAATACCTCCAGATGCGCCTGATCAAATTCCGTGACGCCAACCGACTCAAAAAAGAGACCGCGGAAAAGAAAGCCTTCTCCGATGCTTTGGAATCCACCTCACCCGAAGTCATGGCGGCAAAAAAGCTCCTAGGCCTTGCATAACCACTACCATTCCTAACTACTGGCCCTTTGGACCTCCATATCCAAGGGGCTTTTTCTCGCCCGGACCTCTCAAAGCCGGCACACTCTTTGCACTTGCATCCCCTATGCCAAAACTCCCCATTCACAGAAAGTAAAAAATAAAACACCCCCCCCGCCCCCCGCCTATTATTCTGTGATTTTCTAAAATAGTGGCACAGTATATGCATGGGCTTTGACTAGCCTACTTTCTGTGAATTCACAAAAATAATCCACAAAATATATCAAGGCCCGACACCCGACTTTTAGCAAAATAGCCCCCCAGGGCGGGATCAGGCATTAAGAGAAAATTTTTTTTAGTTAAATTTTTTTCTTTGTGTGAGTATTACTTTAATACAGATAAGGAGGTAGTTTTGTTGGAAGGGATGAGACTAAGTGGGTACATATGAGACGAATTATCTTGCTTTTAAGGAATGAACGTGATAGGATAATACATCGAGTGGGGTAGATTGAATGAGAGGGTGGTTCTTTAGGGAGAACTAAGAAAGATTGGGCTTAATTGAGGAGGAAGAGTCTTATGGACGTTTACACAGAAAGTGAAATACTGGATATGGTATTGAGTATTTGGAATAACGCTAGATGTAGTTGTGTGTGTACTGAGAGTGTGGGGGTTTGTAACTCTTGCCGCGCCCGGAGCTTTAGGGCGGACCTATGTGAGGATATACAGGACGCCTTTCACAACTTGCACAAGGAAGACCAGAGGAGGGACTTAAAATGAGATTGAGTCCATGGCATATGGAGTTGGCTAAGAGAGTAGCAGAGGGGAAGAAATACCCGGAGATATCACAGGAGATAAAGATTAGTCAGAGTCGACTAAGCGTTTTAAAAGCCAATCCTTTGTTCATGCAGCAGGTTCGGAAGTATAGAGAAATAAAGGATGATGTGTATAAGAGTGCACTGACCGAGATGGAAAGAGGCGCGGTGGATGTAGCAAAGGAAGTGGTTAGCCTGGCGACCAGTAAGATGGTCCCGGCGCAAGTCAGGCTAAACGCGGCAAGGGAACTACTGGATCGTGTCGGGTCGAGTAGTAAAGTAGCCACACCCCTTGGCGGCGAGAATGAAGTAAGCTTTGAGCAGATTTTACGTATTACGAAAAGAGGTACGAAGAGTACGGACTTCGAGCAGGACGGTGAGGAAGTTGACACACAAAGTGCTCATTTAGAACTAATGAAGGATTTTGAAGACACTACTAAGTATACAGAAACCATACCAAACGAGGCCGCGTAGGGTGAGTTGGTTTTATAGGTAATGATTAACTATGGTTGAGCTTGGTCCAAAATTGGCCGCGATCCTGGCGGATTTGAATAAGACTAATGATAACCCTACTCCTGTCCGTCCTGCGTCGGCGGTATCACAGAAGTCTTCAGAGTCCAAGACCCAAAGCGCTATAAGATTCAAAAAGAACACCCTACACGCCTCCCCACAAGTAACACCCAACTCATATATATTCAAGCCTAGGAATGATTTAATAGTACCCTTGAGTAAGTTAAACTTAAGAAGGTGTATTGATGACTTTGAATACTACGCCGCAAACCTACTCAAGATCAAGACCATAAATGCGGAACTAAAGCCGTTGGTATTCAATAGTCCTCAGCAGAAATTCTGGAAAGCATTGACTGACTTACGAAATAGTGGCAAGCTTCCAAGGATTATTGTCTTAAAGGCTCGCCGAGAGGGCATTTCAACAATCTCAGAGGGTGTTATATTCCACGCTGCACATTTTAACGAAAACATTGAAGCAGTTGTAATTAGTCATGAAAAGGATTCAGGAAATAAGATCTTCAATATGTGTCGACTCTTTTACGACTGCCTCCCGCCCAAACTTCGGCCGATGACTAAATACTCTAATAAGCATCAATTAGTATTTGCGAACCCAGACATCAAGACACAAGACAACAACCCAGGCTTACGGAGTAGTATAGAAGTAATCACAGCGGGAAAGAAGGATGTTGCCAGAAGTGCCGGGTATCATCTACTTCATTGTTGTCTACACCCAGAAACAGAAATACTACTACACGACTGGACACCATGTCAAATCCAAGATATACGACCTGGAGACTACATCAGATCACCCAACGGCGAGAGTGTCAAAGTTTTAAACAAGTTTCAATATGAGGACGAAGATACTGGAATAGAATTCACTCTATGGGGTGATCCTAGTGTTAAACTTCTCTCCACACAGGACCACAGATACTTAACAGACAAAGGACTTAAAAAAGCCTCTGACATTACCTTAAGAGATTACTTTTGTTACCCAGTTAACAAAATAACAAAAGAAACTGAATACTTCAACCTAGAAAGTCCTATAATACAATCACCTCATCCACAGAAAGGCGGCTACACACCCAAACCAAAAACAAACCTGATCAAAGTCGATAAAGACCTAGGATTCTTTTTTGGCCTTTTCTTGGCAGAGGGCAGTTTTGGTTCTTGGTCTGACGGAAAGACAACTAAGGGACTTCCAAATTGTACCAACATCACTGTCCATGATAAAGAAGTTAACTATGTTTTATCCAAACTAGAGTTTTTGAAAACAAGTTTTTCTGGCAAGACTCGTGTTGTTGATCGTGAAGAAAGTCTTGCAAGTAATATAGTTATACAAGATCCAATCTTGGCTAGACTTTTAGTGTCTATCTTTGGGCTAGACAAAGCAATGCCGGAGTTTTTATTTTCTTGTGGTGATCATTTTGTAGGTGGTATGGTAGAAGGGTATTTATTTGGGGATGGCGGACAAGATAAATATTGTGACATGTTGCGCCTCACTTCTATTAGACCTCAGTTGGTTTACTGGCTTAGGGATGCCTTGGTACGATTAGGTATAGGTTGGAGCAGTATTTCTACTAAAGAAGCTGGTTCTTATTACGGCAGGAATTGTAAAAAAGCCTGGATTATAGGAATCAAAGGAAGTACTTTTAGATCACTAACTTATATGCTTGACGGTGTTGACTTCCTAAATCCTGGAAAGGCTTGTGTAGAAAAGTGGAAATGGAGTTCTGATAAGAAGTATATACACATAAGGCCAAGGAATATAAAGGAAGAGTATTGCTTTACTAGTTATGATTTAGAAGTAGAAAGTGAAGATCATTTATACTTGACGGGTTCTTGTGTTACTCATAATTCAGAGGTTAGTAGCTGGCCATTTGCGGATGAGGTTATTAGTGGTCTTATTCCTACCATACCTAAGACACAAAAATCCCTAATAGTTTATGAATCAACTGCTAAAGGCATAGGAAACTTCTTCCATGCAGAGTGGGAACGCGCAGAGAATGGAGAGAGTAATTTCTATCCTTTTTTCTTAAGTTGGTTCGACATGCCAGAATACCTGCATCCTTTCTTTTCTCCTAAAGAAAGACACATATTCGGCGAGAAGTTAAACGATGAGGAAAAGGAGTTGATGAGTAATTTTTCTCTTAGTCTTGAGCAACTATACTGGCGGCGGCTCACAATCGCAGACTTAAAAGGAGACACAGAACTCTTCCGGCAAGAATACCCCTCCACCGCAGAAGAAGCATTTATAGTAAGTGGTGTGCCCGTATTCGACAGGAAGAAGCTACGAGTGATGGCCCAGAAGACCACTGAGCCTGAATTCCGTGGTGATGTAGGTCAGAACAACTTCATGCCTAATGACCAAGGGTCTTTAAAAATCTGGCTAAAGCCACAGAAGAATCAGGCTTACTCTTTAGGGGTAGATGTAGCAGACGGTGGAGAAGGTGGGGATTATTCCTGTATACAAGTATGGAAGAAGTTACCTAGTCCTTACACAGCAGAACAAGTAGCAGAATGGCACGGACACCTAGACCCGTATAATTTTGCACATGTCACCGCATCCATAGGGAAGTACTATAATGAGGCACTTATAGGGGTAGAAACAAACGCACACGGACTTGCAACCTTAAATGAGCTGCAAAGGAATTACTGGAATCTATACAGGCAGGAGCATTTCGATAGGTATAAGAATAGCCGGGTTAATAAACTAGGCTGGGAGACAACAAATAGATCTAAAAAGATGCTCATATCCTTTATGACTCATTGTATACAAGATCTTTCTGTAATAATCCACTCTAAGGACTTGATAAGAGAGTGTATGACTTTTCTGAGAAATGCCCAAGGAACGGCAGATGCACAGTCTGGTGGACATGACGACAGGATTATGTCGGGTATGATTGGTTTGTTCGTCATGCATCAGCAACAAGGGGAGCCGGAGGTTTATGAGACTCCCGAAAAGCCAGACAAATTGGTGATAGAAATACCCAAGGCACATATGATAGATCCAGAATTTGCCGCGATTCTTGAGTACGGCACACAAGATTCATACAAGCAGAGTTGGTTGGATTATTAATACAATACAAGAGAAAGGAACCGCGAGCGTAAAGAGCGGGCAAGCGTGGTAATATCCCTCGACTAAGTCAAAATCCAGAACTTTTACGTGCTGCAAGACTTGCACGAGTCGGACCTGACACGTGGCAGTCATGGAAAGATGCTGCTTCCGTGCCTCTTGACCTGCTGAAGAGTCTCATGGCAGACGCGCCGGCAGGTTCGCTATTGAGAGCACTTGGGGTAGATCTGCCCAAGCAGCAGGGTGACGTGAAGGCACTCGAGGGTTATATAGTCGACCTCGGACTGCCTAATATTCCAGTCGGGCAGATTAAGAGATTGAGCCAGGCACTCCGCAAAGGAAGTCCAGAAGCGCAAAAGTTACGAAAGGCCATGAGTGCGGAGAATAGACTTCGTGGCGCGGCAGACCAAGAGGATTATGTTGATACTCTTTTGAGAAGTACTCCCTTTCATGGTAGGTCATATGAGCACTACCCACAGACCGGAGAGGTGTATAATCCGGGTATTGCAAAAGCGGGAAATATAGGAGAGCCTCAGGGACTTAGTCTTACTTATCGAGATCCTAAGAAATTTGTTAGTGAGCATAGTTCATTCGCGAAGAGTCCGAAGAAGTATGCCGAAGCGCGAAAGCGTTTATACACAGCTTATGAAAAGCTACCCAGAGACTTTAAAAGAGAAGAACTCCAGGCACGTATACAAAGCCTAGAAACAGAGCAGACATTTCGAGCTAAGGATATAGAAGAAGTTACTCCTGTGAAAGATTGGGATGTAGCTATATCACAAGATGCTCAAATAAAGACTATAAGGAATGAAATAGATACTGTAACAGAACAAATAAATAAGCTACCCACTAAGACTGATTTATCTGAAAAACTAAGAAAAGCTACTGTTAAGGCAAAGCTAAAAGAGTCAAGAGAACCGCCCATCGCCCGTGTATTCCCACGCTTCCACGGCAGGCCCTCTGAGCATGTCGTCAAAGGCTGGAAAGGTAGTGGGGATGAAGAGGTATTAAAGGAAGCATACACTTACGCACTCAAGCAAATGCCAGAGCTATGGTCCGGCGGCTCCGCACATCCTAAAGAGTGGGCAGAGGACTTCAGCACTATGTTCCTACCTTCCTATCAATCCTTGAAGGCAAATATGGGTAGCAAGCAAAGACAAGACTTCAACACCCACCTCACCGACTACCTTAAGTCAAAAGGCTACCGTGGAGTTTTATACAGTCCACAGAGATATAACGAATATGAGCTGAGGATGCTTGAGAGTCGGGACGTTATACAGCAGGATATTAGACAGGTGGATGATCCGGCCTTGAGGAGGATGTTTGAACCAAAATCTATTTTTAACCATGACTATTATGAAACACGGGTTAGTAAACAAGATTCCAAAAAAACTAATGCAATAAATGAGTGGAAAACCCGTTCAGACTACCAAGCCAACCCATACCAGGAGTCAGGTCACCAGCCATACGCATTAGGGGCAATATACCAAGACATAGATATGAGCAAGTTACGTCTAGACAGTAATGAGGTAAGACATGTATTAGCGGAAGAAGTCAAAACAAAAGTGCTGGACCAGTTAAGACAGACCAAGAAAGCCGGACTAGGAGTAGGCAAGATTGGTGATACTAGAGTTAAACAAGACCCAATCCCGGAATTTAGTGTGGGTAAAGTACCACCAGAAGAATTAATAGAGGACAATCTAATAACCCAACTAGATAAAATACTACCACCGCTAGACAAATAAATCCTTATAGGGAAGGAGATACACCATGCCAGCACTCAAAGGGGAGAAGAAGACTGTGAAAAAGAAAGTGATCCTAAAGCCCGAGATCAAGGAACCAGAACTAGAACCAATACCAGATCGGCTAGAATCCGGCGTTCAACTACTCCTAGACCAAATGCCTGACTATGTCGATCAACTGGTGACAGATATAGCAGCACAGGCCGTGATTCCGAAGTGGCAACTTTTAGGAGGCATACTCTTCGAGGCATACAATAACGGCTATCTGTCATCCTACACACTCGACCCAGCTTGGAAAGACGGCTTTAAGTTGGTTGAGAGTGTGTGTGGATTCTGCCACGGGACCTACAAACCTGTACGCATTGGTCAACTATTCTGCTGTAATGAGTGCGGGCAAGGAAGGCCAAAAATCGGCGAAGAAGAACACGCAAAGAAAGTAGCTTTAGAGAAGAAAGGCAAGGAGTCCAAAGTTGGAGAAGATAATACTACACTGTCTGATCTCGATAAACTTATCATTAATAATACTACTACTAATAAAGCTACTAAAATTACCCCGGCCTCTGGATCAGGATGGACAGAAGGAACTATTGGAGAATAGGAATAAAGACAAAAAGGCAATAAAGTATAATAGTCTTGACCTAGGTCAACACGCAGAAAACTCAATAGATGAACAGGCAACACATGAAGAGTTAGAGTGGGCATACGAAGAGGGTGCAAAGAGCCTACAAGAAGCCCTTACATTTTTAAGCAACAATAGAAGCAGGTAGAGGATTAAGTTATGACTGTCATACAAGTAGTAAAAGCTCTTGCGGGAGAGCAGGACATTAATTTTGGTGATTCCGACACTACTTTCTCCAGACAGACCAGGAATGGTGGGACGACAAGTATTAATTATGTAGATAGTAAGTCAATCCCTGCGAATACTCTTGGTGGTGTGGTAGACACTCATCTACATGCACAGAATACTGACACAGGAACTACGCAGAGTACTTTTATAATTAACTCAGCGGGGTATTATGCTAAACTAGACACAACCGGGCTTATATTAGATAGTACTTTCACCTTTCCTAATACCGAACCGGCGCAAAGGCTTGTAGGCGCAACAGACCTAGCCGCAACAGGTGTTGCTAGTATGCTTGGTGCTAAGACTATTGGAGTATACGACATAGCTGGACACTTCACAGGAACTAATGTAGAGGCTGTGCTTGCAGAAAACGCAGTCAACATTGCCGCATTTTTACTTCCATATGGGTATAAAAGAGGTCTCACGCCTTCTTTTATAAACACTTCTAATATATCCTTCACAAGAGGTATCTGGCACCACTCCGGCACCATAGACCAAATGGTCTACTCCCCAAGTAGTATCACTTACGCTCCCAGTAGTCTGAGTGGTACTCAACTACAATACCTATACCTAGACGACTCAGCGATAGTCAGCGCGGGAAGTCAAATAATAACCACTACCCAACTAACAAACTCTACAACAGCACCAACTTTTTCAAGTACCAAATTCGGCTGGTATAATGGAAATGATAGGTGTATTGGGCATCTCTATATTGCTGGTGGATTTATACAGAAGTTTAAAGTCTACTCAGGAGAATTCTATGTCTATTATCTAATAGGTGATTTATATAGTGGATCAAATGCACCTACTGCTTCAACAGTTCGTGATGTTTCTGCTGTAGTTCCCACCTTTTGTACAAGATGTAGAGTATCTGTTAAAAATGCAACTGATGGTAATAATTTTGTGTTCTCGCCAGACTCTACTTGGAATGAGCTTAATGGGATAACTATGGCAAAGGCTTCTGCTTACGCCGGAATTGACATTGAATTAGATACAGATCAGTCTTTCTATTGGAAAGCAGATAATGCAACAGCTACTAATTTATATATGGTGGGTGTCTATGTGGGTGACTTATGATGACTGATAAGAATCAAGAAGAAGGACAGATAGAAAACTTTGCCAAACTAGAAATCCTCAAGAAAGAAGCCCAAAGGCAAGAAGAGCAGGCTTATGTGAATAAGTTAACTAACCTCTTCACCGAGGCTGCACAGTTTAAGTCTATGTTTTCTTCAAACTGGTCCAACTACATTGACCTATTACGTGGAAAGCACTGGCCTAATAAAAGACCTAGTTATAAAGTAAACGCAGTGTTGAACATAATCCTTGAGAACATAGAACGTAAGGATGCATTACTAACAGACTCCAAGCCAATACCCGCCGTGAGTGCACGGTCAGAACAGTATCAAGACACAGCAGATATATTGAATATATTACTGGAGAAAGTATTCGAGTCCTCTTCCTTCAACCAAGCTATGGTTGACATGATACATAATAGTCAAACCTTCGGCTCCGGCGGTGTGGGCACAGTATATACCACGGATACCTTTACTAAAAAAGGCGAGAGTGAAGTAATATCCTATGACCCACGTGCATACTACTTCGACCCCATGATCCGGCGGCCATACTTATTAGCAGAAGGTGAGTATGTAATAATAGAAGACATCTGGTCATTAGCAAAAGCCAAAGACATGTATCCAAAAGTAGCAGACAGACTTACTCCCGATAGTGGCTTATCTCAATACGCTATACATGATGGAGGTGGGTTGTTTAGTAAATTCAAAAATGTAGTAGGTAGGAGAGATAAAGAGAAGTTTAAGCTTTCTGAAATCCCGCGCGTTTACATAAGAGAGTTCTGGATAAGAGACCGGCAGAAGAAATCCGGCAAGTATGTCTTCCAAAATGCGGCAAGGAAGAGTGTCATGCTTGGTAACATACTAGCCGACGACGGACCAAATCCTTACGACGATGGTTTATATCCTCTCGACATAATGAACTGGCACCGTGATTTCGACTCCTGCTTCGGCTGGGGAGACGTGGAATTACTGAAGAGTCCGCAACTATTAATAAATAAAATAATGGCTATTGTTGTAGAAAACATCACCCTTACCTCTAATGGCATATGGGTGGGTGACGCGGATGCGCTTACTAAACAAGACTGGTCACGGCTGAACAATGCACCGGGTAGTTATGTTAAAAAGAGACCGGATAGAGAGTTGAGGAGAGAATCAGGAGTACCTTTACCAAGCTATGTATTACAGACCCTCGGTGCGGTGAAGCAAAGTGGTGAGGAGATCACAGGCATGGTGGACGTTATGCGGGGTGACAGAACGGGCCAAGTTGCTTCTGGAGTGGGCATTGAATCCTTACAGATGATGGCACAGTCACTCATACGCCTACGAGCGCGGGACTTGGAAAACGTCCAGGATAGAATAGGCCGGAAGTTAATAAGTAGAATCTTTCAGTTCACACCACCAGAGGAGATACTTGAGGTGGTAAAAGATGCCAAGAGCCTTGACGATCAAGCGCTGGAGGCTATTAATAGTGAACTACTAAAACCAATAAGTGAGAGAAAGAAAGGAGCCTGGACAGAATTAGCCTTTAACGTAGAGCCTGGGTCAAGTCTCGGACTGGCAAAGCAACAAAAGCACATGCAGTCATTACAGTTGAGAAAGATGGAGGTTATAGACGATCAGGCACTCTTGGATGATCTCGAATATCCACATAGGACAGATGTACTAAAAAGAAAGGCAAAAGAAATAGCTGCAAAGGAAAAACTAGACATGCAGAAGAAGGACGGTGGGCAGAGTAGCCAATTTCCAATGCAGCCTGGAGCAAGTCCGGCAGGGCGGACTTAATAGAGTAAACAGGAGGGAGTGAAGGATGGGTATAGAAATAAAGGTAGTAAAAACAGACGATGAATTGTTAAAGTATTGGCCTTCTATAAAAAAGGTACCTTTGATTAACGTAAGGCATAGTGATTTATTAATAAGATGCTTGCAAGGCAAGGCAGTTATGCTCCTTGGACTTATAGACAAAGAAGTAAAAGGAGTCGCGGTTGTAGAAAGACTTGGTGATAACATGAACCTACTTGCGGTCAATGCTAAGAATAGTGCAAGACTTATAATGGCCGCATTTTACACCTGGGCGAAAGGTTTGGGAGTCACGAAAGTAAGTATGATGTCTACTTTTGACCAAGATGTTTATTGTAAGCTCTTTGGGGTCAGGCATATAACCAGTATATATGAAAAGGATCTAACGGAATGGCCATAGGTACAGTACTTGGTGGAATTGCTATGGGTGCCATTATGGGTATGGGTACCTCAATGGCGGTACACGGATTTCGAGGCGGACGTGGTAAAGATGTCCTAACCAAAGCCATTATACCCGGTGCGGTAATGGGTGCGATGGGAGGTGCAGCAGGAGCACTCACAGGTTCTTTTGGTGGTGCAGGTAGTGGAGTTATAAGTGGATTGGCAGGAGCTGGAACTCCTTCAATGGCCTCATTTATAGTCGCTGGTGGCAAGATGGCGGTTGGTGCGCTCTCTCCAAACTATATCTACCCTATGATGCAACCCAACTGGGGAATGACACAGGAACAGCTAAAAAGATCAGGTATGTCAGAAAGGGAATACTACCAAGCCTTGATGAATCAGAATACTTCTACAGCCCGGGCCTTACAAAACTTCTCTGGTACGGGTACAGGAGAGTCGGGTGCTCTCACAGTAGCAGACCTTATGCAGTCTGTTGATCCTACAGGCTTAGCTCCTACAGAGGGAGAGATGACCCCCGAAAGATGGAAAGCAATCTCACCTATATACCAGGAGGCTGCAACTAAACACATAACCGGTGGGTTTTCTAATTTGGGTCAGATTGGGGCACTTAGTGAGGCTACATCGGGAGTAGATGCTTCTGAAGGAGGCGGTCCTCAGTACATAGGAGCAGGAGGAGATAACCTACCACTAGCTAAGAATCCTGAGACTGGTCAATACCAACTTCCTTCCGCTTTTCAGTCTGGTATGGACTCCACTATACAGGACGTATTCAGGCAGATAGGTGATGATATAGGAATAAAGGACTCACAAGACTACTCTTCTTTAGAGGTAGGCAATAGTAATATATTATCGGTAGGCTCCAGCCCATCTTCTGATTATTACTACACTTCACCCCAAGAGGATGACGCACTGGCTAATTCACCATCTGAAGACTCAACAGTAGACTACCAAAGGCAACAAGCTAGACAGCAGTCATTCGCAACAGAACGTGCTTCAGAGGATGCCTTACGCGCACAATCATTAATGAGTACTAGAGAGTCCCTAAATCTGCCGAATTTTACAGACGAGAGGCGGAGTGCGAGTAGTAGATTCACTCAAAAGCCAAAGCCATTTTGATTAAGTATAAGGTAGTATAAACAGTTCATTAAATGAATCATTACAGGAGGTGAGAACAAATGCCCATTGCAGATCAGATTAGTCAGTTGAGTCAGATGCCACAGGAAGGTGCCGGACCTGGAGGATTACCTCCACAAGGTCCTCCACAAGGACCCCCCATGCAGCCCGATCCAAATATGCAGCCCGGCGCACAGAACGCACTCGGCGGCCCGGGTGTGGACACCCCACAAGAGCAAAAAGCAGTCCAGATGCTTATGCAGGGTGCTCAGATGTTCCGACAGGCTGCGGATATAGATCCTTCTGTAGCGCCTATTGTAGACAAGATGCTTACAGACTCTTATCTACAAATAACCAAACATTACGGATTTGAGCAGGAAGGTAAGATGGCTATTCAACAGGCCCAGATGCAGAAGAGTCGGATGAAGTCACAAGCCTTTAATAGTCCAGCAGGTCAGCAAGACGGACCACCAGGACCTCCAGTGGGTGGCGGACCGGCAGGGATGTAAAGAGTGTAGAAGATACAAAGTATTAAAAAACCCCAGACCTTTGATTCTTTGACAACTCCTTAAACAGAGACCAAAGAACAACTCAGGAGAAACACTATGACACAAGACACACAGAAAGACAAAGATGATAAGAGTATAGAAGATTCTTTTACTAACCTAGACCCGGCGACACTCGCCCCCGAGCTTCAGGAAATCTACAAAACCATGCAAGCAGGATTTACTAAGAAGACTACTGAATACGCAGATAAGCAAAAGGAGTTTGACGCAAGAGAACAAAAGTGGGAAGATGAGCTGAAAAAATTCGGCGCCGTTGACGCGGAGAATAAAAAATGGCACGAATGGTATGCCGGACTTCAAGAGGATGGGACTAATGAACAAGACCCTACCCCCGAGCCTAAAATACCAGAAGATCCCAATGAGTCAACTCCTGACCTAAGGAAGTATCTTGATGACTTTCAGAAATCTCAGTCTTCTACAGTAAACAACCTGCAAGGGGAAATAGATGGACTAAAGGCTGCGTTGAAACAATCGACTGATCAGACATCACGTATGTTTAACTACCAGTCGCAACTTGGAGAGCTTGAGAGAGATTATAAAGACTTAGACAAGCAAAAGGTTTTAGACCACGCGTTGAAGATAGGTCAGCCAGACTTAAAAAAAGCCTATTCTGACCTATACTACGACGATCTGATTGAGCAGGAGGTAAAAAAGAGACTTGACGAAGAGTTGAAGAAAGCCCGGACTCAAGGAATCAGAAGCGGCGCTCAACAGGTTATTGTGAAAACTAAAGACAACGCACCTAAGTCCTTTGCTGAAGCGACCCAACAGATAGTTAATTCGCTTTAATAATAAGGAGGTGCCCAATGGCACTAGACTTTAATGAAATAGACACACATGTAAGAGATAAGTATATTCC